TTATTACATTCCATTAACCAGAGAGGACAATATGGAAACATTAACAAACCCAAACTATCGCATCAATAACGTTGAACTTAACTGGGCTAAACTCGATCCTGAGCGTCCAGTAGAAGCATTCGGTAACATCCAGTGGGAGTTGCAGATTGCAACAACAGATGCTGCCTTGGCTAAAGAAATGACAGAGCGTCATCTCAATGTCAAAGAGAAAGACGGCAAGTTCGTTGTATCTCTAAAGCGTAAAGCCTTCAAGAAAGATCAGAGTCCTAGTCGACCTGTCGTTGTTGTTGGTGCAGATACATCACCTTTAGATCCTAAGATCATTGGTAATGGTTCAGTGGGTAACGTAGAAGTATATCAGTACAACTACGATATGGCTGGACGTAAAGGTATCGGTACTATGTTGAGTGGTGTACAGGTAGTAAACCTTGTACCATACAACGCAACTCCTTCTACTGGCTTTGAAGTAGTATCAGGTAACACAACACCTGAAGCTGGTGAAGAAGCACCGATGTTCTAAGAACATTCTGGGGTGGTTCATGAGAAATCGTGGATCACTCCAGATAATATTAGATCTACCGACATCCCGCTACAAGGAATATATCATGCCCAAACTGAAAAGACTTGGCAGTAATGTAACTGAAGTTACTGATGATAATGCTGAATACTTATTCTCTTACGATACATGTGTAGGTATCAACCCTTACGAAAGTAATAATATCTACATTGATCAATGCCCTGTATGGGGACAAGAGTCAGGTATCAGTAGAACAACCGCTAGACATATCAAGAAATGGTTAGAAGATAGGGAACCTACCTACATCGACCATGATGAATTCAAACGTTTAGCAAGTAACTTATCATGAAAGAAAGCCCATATAAAAACCCAACTTGGGAGTTTGTATTAACTCCTGTGATAATGCTAGTAGCTATACTAGTTAAATTTATTGTGTGGACTGCTCCTGTTGGATATGAAATCATGTTCAGCATACGTGCATTGTCTGAGGAAGAACTCAATGAATATGAGGATGACTGGGATGATTATTCCTAAAGAAGCGTTATATACATTACGTGAACTACGTGGTGAAGTAGAATTAAACTACGATAACAACATCTTATCACCAGAAATTGTAGAAACAATTGTCGATAACTGGATGGATACTATGGCATGGCGTGGATTCCCTACTGATGAAATTGTATCAGAAGGTAAAACACTATTCAAAACCCTATCATGGTCTTCATCGTACAACAGTAAGAATGTTGTATGATCTTGGATTTCAACAGTAAAACAGGATTCTATACTCTTCATGATGGATTCAGTGTAAACTCTCCTGAGCTTCAAGGCACATGGGATGGTACACCTATGTTATTACAAAAAGAGTTAGAAGCTATGAGCTACTTTGTAGAACTTACTGTAATATCTCAAGAAGACAAAGAAACTACATGGCTAGATCTATCTGGGTTAGATGATAATGGATAATATCGCAATAATCGAAATAGAACAAATCCTTGAAACAGTGTGTATGGTACAACTCAATGATGATAAAACTCCAGAAGATATAGACTATATCACTGATAATTATGATCATATCCATATACACTTCAAGGATAATTCTAAACAAACAATACATGGTAACTTCCGAAAAGATATGGAAGATGGTGGTCTGGGTATACGCTTTAGAGTAACTAATCCAGATGAATGTGAAACATATTATGACTCATGGGAATAAATATGGACAATTATACAAAACGTCACATCTATCGTTCAATACAATCACTAATCAGAGATTATATTGATCATGATGACGTATGGGATGATGATGATCATCTAGAGTATAACACATTCCTCAATGGAGAAATCCAAGGTATGTATCGTATAATCTCAATCATTGACTCATACTCTGATGCATCAAGCTTTGAGAAACATTGTAAAGACTACGCTTATGAAATGCGTAAAGCTCATACAATGAATCTCAAGGAAATCGATGATGACTAAAAAGTATCAAGTACTAGTACCATATCAAGAAAAAGTATATGGTACAGTATGCTATGAAATCCCAGCTAACTCTATGGAGGAAGCTCAAGCTATCTGGAAATCTGCTGATTACTACCAATGGTTCTGTAATACAGAGCAAGATGGTTGTATCGACTACGAAGAATTCACAGAAGAAGCTGAGTTCCATCCTCCTATGGTAAACTAATATGAGTGGTAAACAGTATTTCTTTTTCGATGTACCATACACTGAAACTGTATACGGTACTATGGAATGTGAGATAGAAGCTAACTCATTAAGCGAAGCCCGTGAGATGCTACATCGTGGTGACTTCACAGAAATCAATTGGGAACAACATGATTCCGATAACATGCATTACTACTACAGTGATGCTGAATGCACAACATCAATCTGTGCAGTATGTAAAGAAGAAATTATATACGGTACAGATTGTAATTGTACAGATGGTTGGAATGATCCCGATGTGTACACACCTGACCAACTTTATTCTACTAACCAATTAGGAAACTAATATGAAATCATTACTTGATCAAATCTTTGCTGATAAACTCGCTCGTAAAGTAACTAACTTTGATGGTGCTGACGTTATGTTTCGTCGTACTACAAATCGTTACGGACCAATCGGTACATTCTCAAAGAACAAAGTATATCTGACTCTTGGTCGTTGTGAAACTACAGGACGTTTTGTATCTCCTAATGACCTGTAATGCTGAGATTACAGATTATTGTAATTAATACAATCATGCCTCCTCTTGTCATAATCTCACTGGTGATGTAATGGACTATATACCTACCGATGAACTCATCGACACTCTAAATGAAATAAGTAAAAAACCTTACATCGATGCACCCGAAGATGTAGATATGATCACACTAGCTATTCAACGTATTGAATCATTGACTAGCCAAGTAAATTATATGCGTAACAGATCGTGCATGACAGAGCATATCGTAGGTCAGTTATATATTCAAAACTATGAATATGAAACGGAAATGTAATGAAAGTATATGCAGAAACTAATAACTTCACTATATGGCATTGTGTTGACGATATGGGTGTTCCTATGGAATCCGTATTCTACTTTGAACACAATGAGTTGGGTGATGAACTAGGTGGCAAGATATGGGCAGTAGACGGATACATCGAAGACTACGATGGTGTCTACTCCCTTCCTGCTGAAGTAGAAGCTAAGTTTCTAGGATTTATGTAATGTCATTATGGAAAGATAAAATGCTTGATGAGCTTGATCAGCTTGTCGATGATATGGTTAAAGAAGAATTTAGTACAGTAATTAGAAATTTAGAAGACTCTGTTGCTGATGCTATTTCTGTATTCGATAACAACATCTCTGATACAGCAGATCAATATGCTGATGGTGTGGATGCTAAAGACATCCAAGCTGCTATCATGCAGTATCAATGTTCAGCAGAGAAACGTCTCAAGGGACGTATTATGGACTACATTAAGGGTTACTAATGACTACTAACAAACCTTTTCATATCAAGTATCCTTTATCTAAAGATGAAGCAATGGACTACATGTTTCAATACCAATACTCTAAAGAGCGACAGGATGGTCGTTCCTTCAGAAGTTTCCTAGTGCGTAAGCTAGGTAAACGATAATAGTTTTCTAAGGTTCCCAAAAAGCATTCAAGTAAGTCTTGGAGGGAACCTTAGATTCTTTTATTTTTTATGAAGAACCGACATCCCAGAGCACAATGTTTTTTGTTTGTGTTTTTTGTAACAACCGACATCCCGGAGTATGCTTTCAGGCATTGGATAACATAGTACCCATATGTGTTGCTTTTGGGTATAAATGAATAATATATTAGCTATAAGTCTACACAAATGATGCTTTTATAGGCAATTGGTGTAAACTTATCCACAGATAAATGGGAGTACATTACATAAAATGTAATTATCTATGCATAGTATTCCTATGCAAGGGAGAGAACACATGAACATTGAAATATCAGATGAAACTATCTGTGAAATAATTAAACAAGAGTTACTAGAGTTACATAAACATTGTGTAGATGATCTATATGGTGCTGAAGACCCTGATGCATTACAAGATGCATTATCACTAGTCTTAAAACAATACATGATACCTTCAGAATACAATATGTGGGTTGAGTTACAATAAGATAGAGGCTCGCAAGCTCGCCTCAAGTAATAAGGAAATAAAATTATATGGCATTTAATCCAAAATCATTGGACAACCTAGCACCTAAAATTACATCTGTAGAACAAGCTAGAGAAATGCAAAGAAACTCTGTTATATCTCGTAAAGCTAACAGAGAAGCTCGTGAACGTCTAAAACTAACTGCTGCTGAAATGAAAGTTGATGTAGAAGAACTAGCTAATGATGTATCTGCAGTAGGTTGTCTAAAAGTATTACTAGTAAAATATATGCAAGAAGGTGAGTATGACGAAGCCGCCAAGATTGCCACCACACTAGCTGAGTTTGAGACTCCTAAGCTTGCTCGTGTAGATCAAACAAATACCGAGATATCAGCAGAGGAACTATCTGATGACGAACTTAACAAGAAACTCAGAGAGCTTGGTCTTAAAGATTGATGAAGCATTAGCTTCTCTTAGAGAATACAAAGAAGAACTAGATAAACTATACCACATTGAAGCTATTGATTACGATACATATCTAGAAGTGCTAGATGAAATGGGTATAGTCGTATCACAACTAATCATGGATATGAGGATTGCCCATGACTACAAAGGACATACAGACGTATTGCCTCATGGGACACTGCAACAACCCCAAGCAAATTAAGAAAGATGTATGCGATGAATGCTACTACAGATTTCATGGTGAGCTTGGAATGCATATGTCAGAGGTAGTACGTCTAATGATTAAACGTGCTGTAGAACGTAATAAGTTTGAGGTTAAAGTAACTAAGAATGACATTTATGAAGTTTGGCCTAGTGATAATAGCTGTGTTATTATGGACACTCCTTTTACCATTGGGGGTGACCTCGACACCAGTCCTTCCTTGGATCGTATTAATCCTATTAGGGGCTACGTGTCTGGCAATATTCAGATAATAAGTAATTTAGCTAATCGGATGAAAAATAATGCAGATGATGAACAACTCCTTAGATTCTCACACTACTACATCGAGTACTACAGAAAGTGGTATGTGGAAGGAAAGGTGGGAAAAGATATTAGAACATCCAATTGACGAACCAATGGATGAATTAGATTGGGCTGCTTATCATGAGTATTTATTGTTGAGGACTAAAGAATATGAGCAAGAAAAACAAGAGCTTAGAGATTAAATACGAAGGTCAAGAAATCTTAGATGATGATTGTCAACTAACTGTTGTATCAGTAGAGGATGATAAAGTAATATTCCATGTTGATGATGAGAAAGACTGTGTGATTACTGGTAAAGATGTCGTGTATCTATTAGTTGCAGAGGGTATCGTAGCCATGTTAACTAAAGCAGTTAATCAAGAAGATGGATACAATTATTTTACAGGAGATCTAGATGGGGAAAGGATCGAAACCTCGTCCAATACAGAACAAGGACAAGTTTAATGACAACTGGGACAGTATATTTAAAGCTAAAGAAAGCATACCTAAAGATGTTAAAAGCGTATGCAAACCAAAAGATCAACAAAGGTCATAAGCTTTACGATAAAGTTCTTAAACTTGAGTTAGAATTAAAAGAGGATAAGTAATATGATCAATAGGCAGATTCAATATATAAATCAGCAAGAAGCTTCAATAGGAATCCCTTTATGTTCTGGAGAGATTATAGACTTACAAGGTGAAGATGAAAACCATATCTGGATTAAATTTAGACATTGGGCAGATATTAAAGAAGAAGATGTATATGACGCACAAATTATTGGAAATAAGTAATGTATAAAGATGATCAAGAGTATTATGGTACACACTTTTGGTATGACCCAGAAGATAATGAGTTTTGTCTTAATGTTGTATGGAAGTTTGAAAAGGGTTATGATATCCCTGACTCATGGCACTTGCAATCTGTTGAGTTAGAAGACTATAGTGATAGTTTACCACAAGGTTTGATTGAGGAAGTTAAGTGGATGTGTGGAACAGACAGAGAGATCTGGCGTTATGTTGAAAGAGAAGGTCCATATTTCCAAATGGAAGAGGTAAACTACTCATGAGTAACTCAAGTGCTTTAGTAAACAAGATTGATTCTATTTCAGAAAAAGTAGAGAAAGTCATGGAACAAATGTATGGATACTATGAGGAAGCTGATCCATCAGAGATATATTTTGCTGAAACAGGAAGTAGTATGAAAGAGTTAGAAGAGTGGGATGTGGTAAATAAACCACAACATTACCATAAGAATGGTATGGAAGTCATTGATATCATTGATGCTTTTACTCCTGACTCTTACAGCTACTGTATGGGTAATGCTATTAAATATTTATTACGTCATCAAGATAAAGGTAAACCAGCACAAGATTTAGAAAAATGTGTATGGTATATTAACCGTATGATTAGTGATTGGCGTAACCAATAAACCAAACTAGAGGATAAACCTATGAGCACCTTGCTCTTTGACATAGAGGCTGATGGTCTAAATGCAACAAAAGTATATTGTATTGTTACAATTGATACAGAAACTGAAGAAGTTAAAACCTATGGACCTGATGCTTTGCATGACGGAGTGGCTAGTCTTCTATCCGCTGATCGCCTTGTCGGCCATAACATTATCGGTTATGACATTCCTACCTTGGATCGCCTTTATAATACTTCTCTTCTAAATAAACCTGTGCATGATACCTGGGTTATGTCTCAGACGCTACGCTACACCCGTACACACAAGCATGGACTAGCTGGTTGGGGTGAGTACCTTGGAAACAAAAAGATCGAGTACAGCGACTGGAGTGCGTTCTCAGAGGAAATGCTACAGTATTGTATCCAAGATTGTAAAGTAAACTTAGATGTGTACAAAGTACTCCTCAAAGAATATGCTACAATCTACAAGAAGAATCCAATGATTCGTGATGGGTTACAAGTAGAGCAAGCAATTGCTAAAGTAAATGTTATGATGCGTACTGATGGTTGGAGATATGATGAAGATCTAGCCAAGCAAACAGAAGCTATGTTTGTAGAACGTATGCATCAAATCGAACGCATCTTAGAACCTAAGCTAGGAACATATGAGGTATTCATTGACAAAGAACCTAAGACACCTAAGTTTAAAAAGAACGGGGAGTACGCTGCTGCTACCGTTAGGATACTCTCAGAGTACTTTGGTAAGGAAATCAAACCAACAGACACCCATCTCATGCCAGCAGGTAAACAATTCCAGCGGTCCAAAGTGGAGCAAATTGACTTGGGGCAAATCGCTTTAGTCAAAGAGTGGTTGTTGTCTCAAGGTTGGGAACCTGATGATTACACTCGTAAGAAAATGCCTGATGGTTCTTGGAAGAACATGGGTCCAAAGCTTACTGATACCTCACTAGAAAAGTTTGGTACAGATGGTAAGATGATCTCAGAGTATTATACTTTACGTAATCGATTGTCTGTCCTTGAAGGATGGAAGGAGAAAGTAAAAGATGGTAGACTCCACGGAAACATGTGGACTATTGGAACTCCGTCGTTCCGTTGCAGACACGAAGTCATTGTTAACCTCCCTTCAGTTGATGCTACCTACGGTAAGCCAATGCGAACAGTTCTCA